TCCGTATACGTCCGTAGGACTCTTAATATCCATAAACATAACGTTATTAAGATAGTTAATAATCTTAGGTTCGATAACCTTACCGGCTTTCGTGTAAATCGTATCCTCAAACGGAGCCTCGTAAGTACGAGTTATCTCACACCACGCCGAGAACGGAGTCGCCCAGGCGTTGAGACCTAAGATAGTAGCGAAACGCGTCGCGGTACACTTTTTCGGTTTTTTAGGTGGATCTACTTTGATCCGGTTGTCTGTTAAAAATTTCATTAATTCGCCTCCTATTCATATACGAATTTTCGTATACTCGATTAAAAAAATATACTATTCCTCAATTTTTCGCCCGATCTCGATAAGAATATTCTCGGCCTCGGACTTCTTAAGCGGATTCTCCTCGTCTCTTAACTTAGTAACGATCTCGGTAACGTATCCCTCGTACTTAGAGTCCTTGTCTCTTAATTTCTTAAGACCGTTTTTAATACTCTTAACCTGGACGTCGGTAGCCTTACCTCCCTCGTCGATAAGTTCTTTCTTAGCCTCCTCGCGCTTTTCCGGAGTTGCCGGCTTGTTGGATTTCGGAGCCTCTTTCTTAGAGTCTGTATCTTCTTTACCGATTGTCTTATCTACCGGATCCGCCTCGACAATATCAAGTACCAACTGATATAAATAACGTCTCTGATAAGTAACGTACGCTCCGAGTCCCTGGATAGCGGACATTTTTGTCCCGTTCTCAATCGCCGGATCTTTAGCCGGTACCTCGAATACGATAACCTCGTCCGGATTATCCACGTTTACAAGAGTCGCCGTCGCTTTCTCGAAAGTGATATTATCGATTAAAGTAAGACCTAAATCGATAAAAATGTTGTTTGCTACCGGGACGATATCCTCTAACTCGAAATAGTTAAACTCCGCGTATCGGTTAATACCGCTCTTTTTTACCGGAGCCTCTAAGAATCGCGCTCTCGCTACGGCCAATTTACCGTAAATATTTAACGCTCTTACGTTAGCCGTCGTCCCTTTTTCTTCTGTTGTTTTTACTGTTGCCATAATTTCTACGACCTCCTTAATTTTGTTTAGTTCGTTCTCGACCTTACGATCGAGATTTATATACTTATCGATCCGGCGTTTAGCCATTTCGATATAGTAATCCTTGTCGAGATCCTCTACCGTGAGAGTATTCTCATTATCAATAAAAGCATGATCCGGACACTCGCTTATTACCGTCTCACTCCATACCGGAGGATCGACCGGCTCGCTTATCATTTTTCCGGTTGCCGGATCTTTACGCCGTTTCTCGGTAATCCATTTACCTTTTACGACTTGTCCGTATTTTGGATCTTTTACCGCATAGATACGATTAACCTTTTGTATTGGTACTCTCATAAACTCGGTATAATGATAAGATCCCTCGAACGTACCGCCCGTCTTTACGATGTTTTGAAAAGCGAAAATATCTTTACACTCGTTAATAGTTTTCTCCGGATCGATACCGGATACCAGGTAATCGACAATCGCTTTATCGATGATCGAGAGGCTATTCGTTTTAAAACTTCCTCCCTCATAGAGAGATACATATCCGCCCTTTGTCTTAAAATGACCGTCCGGCGTGATACCTATATAATTGTTAACGTCCTTTTGGATTACCTTTTTAAAGTCGTCTCTCTCCATTTCGAAACGTGTTACCGCGCTCCAATCCTTAACGATTTTCTCGGATAAATCGACCTCTTTCCGGTCGATCGTAAACATAATACCGTCGGTATTGATATTAACGAAATCGATCGTTTTACACTCTCTCGCGAGTTGTACGATTAACATCGTCATAGCCAACTGATTAGAGATACACACGCTCCGCCCGGCTTTTCGATCCGCTAGATCGTTATGTTGGTTTAACATAGCGCCGTATGTCGTGTTAATAGGTAACTTTAACGCGTTGGATCTTAATTTATCTCCGGACCTTTTATAACCGAGTCGTTTCTCTACTAACTTTCGATACGCCTCCGGATCCTCCATAGCGCGAGAGCAATACCCGAAATTTAACATACTGTTAGGATACAGACTCGCGACGTCCTGGTTAATGATTACCCGGTCCTCGGTCTCCTCTATCGTTACGCAAGGTTTCGCGCCGTGAACGCCTCCCCAAGCATAAGTTACGGGACAAGATCCGTAAGAGGTTTTAATCCATAACTTTAACGTCATTCCTTTAGATCCTTTACCGGCTCCGAATAACTTAGTATCCGGGATCGACTTATCTCGAATCTGTAAAAAGAAATCGAGGACGATCTTAGGTATTAATTCGATATCGATATTATCCGGGATAACGTAATCCCTCTCGTCGGTTAATTTTTGAGGTTTTGCTCCCAGGATCCTAGCGCATAACTTCGCGTTAGTTAACCCGATCGCCTCCTCTACCGGTAAATCGTACATATCCGCGATTAATGCTTTCGCGTCGATATAATTCTCTTTTCGTTCCTGGTATAACTTAACGGTCGAGTCTACGTCGTATTTACAATACCGGATTACCTCCTCTAACTCTTTAGGAGTCAATTTACGGTCGATATCGAACGGGACCGACGACTCTACGATCGGGAGTTTAAGATTACCCTCTATCGCCTTTAAACTAATACCAGGATCCGCGATATCGTCCTTTAGGTCGAACGAATTAAACGGACGCTTTTTAAACTGTATAAAAGGATACTCCCAGGCGTTACCGCCTCCGATTATATGATCGTTATGTTTCTTAACCTCGACGTTAGATCCTCCGAGTAACATCGTTAAGATAATCCAATCGTCGTAATGCTTATTATTAAAACCTCCGATCACTATATCCGGTTGAGAGAGAAACTCTTTCAAATGATACGAGTCGTTATGTATTACGATATGATGATCCGAGTCGGGATTACGAAATACGACGATCCAATCGTCCGAGAAAACCTCGATATCATAGATATAAATCTTCATAAGTGATCTCCGCTTTTCGTCTCGCTTTAGCGACCGCATACTCTAACGACGCTCCTCGCGACTTTTCCCAACCTGGTAACATATAGAACGCGTCACATATATGTAACAAGGCGAGAGAGACGTCCATATAGTGATCCCATATCGTAGATTTTGGTAAATACGAATTTATTAACGCCGGATTAACAACCTCATAACCCCGAGCCTCTAAATCTTTTTGAGCCTCCGCGAATCGCTCCATATAATCGGTAGTACCGCTTATCGGTCCACTTATATATACTTTCATAAATCGCCTCCTATATAACCTTAATTTCCTGGTATCTACAAAACTCGTTTACATATCTGGATTTTTCCCAAATAAACCAACTATACGAGGTCGCGTCGGTACCTTTACCGGTAAAACTCGGACGCTTACTTAAAACGTATAATCCGTTAGGAGTCTTATCTTGCCACCAGGCGAAACGTTTTTTACTCTCTAGAAAATTAGTCCTCAATAGAAAGATTAACCGTCCTCCCGGAGCCAATAACTCGAGACTCTTATCGATGAACTCTTGAGCGAGACTATACGGAGGATTACCGATAATAACGTCGTATTTACAAGTTGCGTTATAATCTGTTAAGAAATCGCAAATACTAACCTCGCTCGCTATATTCATTAAATTAGTAGTCTCGTCCTCTCTAAGTTCTACCGCCTCGATAAAATTCTTATATCCTCTATTCCTTAAAGCCTGGATTATATTACCGTTACCGGCGGACGGCTCGAGTATTATATCCCCCGGACCTATATCGTCGTAGGTATCGAGTAACGCGTAAACCGTCTCTAACGGCGTAGCGTAAAAATCCGCCTCGTTCCTGGTTGCTCCTCTATTCGTTGCGCTCATTATCTACCTCCCCCGGATCGCTCTCGTAAAGATCGTCGAGACAGACCTCGCAAATATCGCCGTCGTGTTTTTGGTCCATAATGCAACCGCACATAGTACAATATTTTTTCTTCATACTTCGCCTCCTATACGAATTTTCGTATACTCAAACAAAAAATTAAAACTCTCCGAGACATTCCTCAATCATATAGACCGGGAGAGATTGTTTCCCCCACTCTAACGCCTCGTTATGGTCGCT